TAAGTTGATCTCTGGAACAGTTGACAACTCTGACCAATCTTTCCTGGATGATGAACAAGTTGAAGAAGGATGGGTTCTGACTTGTGTGGCTTACCCAACATCAGATTGTACTATTCTTACGGAACAGGAGGAGAACCTCTAAATATGGCATTACTAGCAATGGCTGTCATTCTCTTAGCAACATTTACAGGAGCAGCCATGATGACTCAACCAGGAGAAGAGTAATGCCCAATCCAGATGCACTGTGGCAGGATATCCAGAAACTCGATGATTTATACGAAGAGTTACTGTGGGATCCTGATGATGAGTTACAATTCAGCATCGAATACCTCAAAGGAAAGGGCAGAATCGTTATCACAAATAAAACTCAAGAAAATGGTGTTACCTAAGAGATTTGAACAAACCTCGGATCTTCCATACGATCGTCACACCTACAAGGTCCATACCCAAACGGGTTCGACTCATATATTCGGTGATTATATGGAAGTCCAAGCTCTTTGGTTCCAACAAGGAAAGTTCCTCTCACATGTAGAGGTTCTAGATGTAAACAACAAAGGATTTAAGGAGAAAACAAATGAACGAAAACGCAGAAAGAATTAACGGTTGGGCAGCCATGATCGGTGTTGTAGCCGCCATGGGTTCATACGCAACCACAGGTCAAATCATCCCAGGTTTATGGTGATTGATACATTAGTCATAGTATTATCGTTCTTAGGTGGCTTTGCTTTGACAGCCGCATTGTTGAACGGTACAGATGATGATGATATGGACGGTGGGATGATGATCCCAGCATACCAAGGGTCTCGATAGAGACCCTTTTTTTCTAAATAGAGTTGCCTTGCTACTCTACTAATGGCTGACACGAAACCCAAAGTAGAGAAGGAAGACCACGATGATGATAAGAGTGAAGTTCTTGGCAATCTAGTCAAAGTTGTAGTATTGATTTGGTCTGCCTCTCTTCTTACATTCTCATATGTAAGACTTCCAAATGGTCAAAAGATTTTAGATTTTGATCCAACATTTATCGCATCCGTGTT